GTGCGACCGCGGGGGTTGCCGCCGCGGTCGTGCGCTGCCCGGTGCCTGCCGTGGCCCTGGCGTTTGCGCGGCTCTACGGCCTGGGGGCGGGGGCGGTTTTGCCGCCTCTTGTGGCGGGACCGCACGAGCCCACGGGGTGCCGCTTCATTTTTGGCGAGACCGGCCCGGGCGGGGTTTGGCGCTACTGCCAAGCCGAGCAAGAGGCGGGCTCGGTCTACTGCCCGGGACACCATGCGCTCTGCACGCGAAAACCCACGCCGCGCGAAGACGCGCTCGTCGGGGTTCGCCGCGCGGCGCGTTCGGAAGGCCTGGCGGCGTGATGTTTGGAATTCGGGGGAGGGTGGTTCAGTGAGTATGGAAAAGCCGGAAGCCGGCGGCGGGCCGATCGCCAATATCGAGGCCATTCAAGCGGCGCTCGCCTCGGGCAAGGTGTTGCCGCCGGGCGGCGCGAGCGACGAAGAAATCAATGCCGTGCTGGCGTTGCTCGATCTTTCCGACCTCGGCAACGCCTATCGCTTTATCGCGCGGCATGGGCTGGATGTTCTCTATGTCGAGGGCATCGGCTGGCACACCTGGGATGGGCACCGCTGGGCGTTCGACGACAAGGGGAAGGCGGCGCAACGGCGCGCGCACGACACCGCGCGGTCGATCGTCGAGGAAGTCGCGGCGCTCAAGGCAAACCCGCCGGATGAGTGGGCCCGGGCGAACGTCACCCAACGGTGCGAAAAGCTGATGGCGTGGTCGGTTTCCTGTGGCGATTCGCGGCGGGTGCGGGGGATGCTCGTCGAGGCCGAACCTTACCTGACGGTGAAACCGGAGGTGATGGACGCCGACCCCTACTTGCTCAACCTCGAGAACGGCACGCTCGTCTTGCGGGGGGCGTGCGACGAGCTGCGCGAGCATCGACGCGAGGACCGACTCTCGAAGGTGATGCAGGTTTCCTATGATCCTAAGGCGGGGTATCCGCAGTTCCAAAAGTTCCTCGATCGGGTGCAGCCCCGGGAAACCGGCGTCGCCGACTTCCTGCAACGATGGTCGGGGTATGCCCTGACCGGCGCGACCGACGAACAGAAGTTGACCTTCCACTTCGGCGGCGGCGCGAATGGCAAGTCGGTCTTCCTCGTGTTGCGCGGGCGGATGATGGGGCCTTACTCCGCAGCCGTCGACTTCTCGTCGCTCGCGCAGAATGCCGCCAAGCGCGGCGACGCTGCCTCGCCCGACCTCGCCCGATTGCCGGGGGTGAGGTTCGCGCGGGTGTCGGAGGTCGACAAGGGCGTGCGGCTCTCCGAGGCGTTCGCAAAACAGGTGACGGGCGGCGACGCGATCACCGTGCGCCACCTGAACCGGGAGTTTTTCGAGTTCGAGCCGTGCTTCAAACTCGAAATGCAGGGCAACCACAAGCCGATGATCACCGGAGCCGACGAGGGCATTTGGCGGCGCATCGTCCTCGTGCCATGGACGGTCACCATCCCGCCGGAGGAACGCGACCACGCGCTTTCCGAAAAGCTGTGGGCGGAGCGGTCGGGCATCCTGAATTGGATGCTGGATGGCCTGCGGAGGTGGCTCGACCCGGTCGAGGACGGGGGAGGGTTGCCCTACCCTGAGGCGGTGCGGGAGGCGACGGCCGAATACCGCCTGGATAGCGACCCGCTCGGGCGGTTCATCGCCTCGGTGGTCGAGAAAACCGACGATCTCAACGACCAGATCCAGGCGAAAGACCTGTTCCAACATTTCTGCGACTGGTGCGCCGAGTCCGGGGAAAAGCCTTGGTCGCAAACCGCTTTCGGGCGGGGGGTGATCGAGCGCGGCTTGCGGCGGATCGACGGGCGATTTCGGATGTACGTGGGGGTGAAGTTCCGCCCCTACGCGCTCGAAGAAGCCTGCGAGGGTTCGTAAACCCTCGCAAAACCCTCGCAACGGATTGCCAAGTGTTTCCAAGCGTGTAGCGAGGGTGTGAGGGTTGCGAGGGTTTTTCCGCCTCCGGGTGGTGTGGGTGTGCGGGTGAGAGAATCTTGAGAAAACTATCTCAACTCTCACAACCCTCGCCAGAGGGTTGGTTTTAAAGCGGAAAGAGCGTGCGATAGTTTTTCGATAGTCTGCGAGGGTTTGAAAATGAGGGAAGTGAAGGACGTCGAACAGGTGCTTTCCTGGGCCTACGCGGTCCAGAAGGTTGACGCGGCTTGCTCCGCTGCTATGCCCATCGGGCCCGCGCCCTGCGTCTCGCAAATGCGCGCCGTCGGCGAAACCGGAGTGCTTGGGGTCCGCGTCGACCGCTCGCCCTTCGTCGTGCCGACGGTCCCCGTCGACGCCGAAATCATCCATCAGGCGGTCATGGCCTTGCCCGAGGACGCCCAAGGCCTCGTGATCGAGAATGCCCTGACCGGCGGACGTCCGGAGTGGCTGCCCGATCAGCGCGCCTTCCCGGTGAAGAACCGGAACGACGAGCCTGTGATTGTCTATCACGATCCGGACAAGCGGATGCGTCCGTCGCACTGCCCAGTGATGTGGTTGCCCGATCGGGCGCACATTGATTACACCCGCCGGGTCTATTCGCTTTGGCACATGGCGCTCGGCGCGCTCGCGATCTCGCTCGGCGATGCCCTCGAACAGTTCGTCGTGACGGGGCCGGTCGCCCCCGAGCATCCATGGTCGAAGAAAGCCGGTTGACTTCTAGGTGTAAACCTTGCATTCTTGTCAGAGACGAAAGAACCACCCGGTAAGGCGCAACGCCTCGCCGGGTTTTTCGTTTGTGCCGATCCCTCGGGAGCTTGGACCCGCGCCGCTCCCCCTCAAAAAGGCGCGGGTCCTTCCCAGACTTGGTGCGGAACGGGTATTGCACACCGTGTTAGTTCGCTCCATTCAGGGGTTTAGAATAGGGTAAACGATTAAACATCCTAAACGGTTAGAAGGGTTTAGGAAGATTTAGCGAGGGTTAGCCGATGCCGCCGACGCCTGAAAAGATGTCGCAGGCGGCGTTCGCCCGGTACGTTGGCCGGACGCCTGGACGAATTTCGCAGTTGAAATCCAGCGGCGCGCTCACTGCCGATTGCTTCGACAAGGACGACAAGGGTCGCGACGTGGTGATCGTCGCTCGGGCGATCAAAGCCCTGCGGATGAACCTCGACCCTGCGCAGCACATTTCCAACGGCAAGCCCCTTCCGGATGTCGACGACGACCCGGCAGACGCGGGCGACCTGCCGTTCGGCGATCCATCCGACATCTTGCCGCGCCAGGCGTTGCAGCCCCGCGCTTCCTCCGCTGCGGACGATTACAATCGCGAGCGAGTTCGCAAACTACGGATCGAGAACGAGGTCGCGGAGGAAAGGCGGCGTGCCGATGCAGGCACCTACATCCGGGCGCAAGACGTGTCCGGGGTGTTCCTGCGCACCCTGGAGCAAATCGTCTCCGCCATCGACACCGATCTTCTCGGCCTGGCTGAAGACCTCGCCGGGCAGCACGGAACGGAAATCACCGTTGAACTGATTGGCTTGCGCAAGTGGTTCGCGAGGGTGCGCGAGCGGATCGCGCGCGAACAAGCCGCCATGTTGGAGCGCCTTCCTCAGTTTGAGGAAGACGCGATAGAGGACACTGCCGCCGATGGGAATCCAGTTGCGACATGCGCCGCACCTGGCGGCGGATCTGGCGTCGAAGGCGCTGAAGCCGCGCCCTCCGCTTGATCTCTCTCGGTGGGCGGTGCCGAACATCAACATCGGCGGTGAGTCGACGATGCGGGGCTCTTACAACCCCGAAGAATTCCCGTTCAACGCCGAGATTTTTAGGGCGGCGAGTCCCGAAGAGCCTTGCCGGTACGTCACCCTCTGCGGTGGTATCCAGATCGGCAAGACGCTCATCGGGCAGATCATCGTTGGCGGTTACATGGTGGAGTCGCCGTGCCCGATGATGTACACGCACCCCTCGGAGGGGAACGCTGACGCTTGGGTGCGGACGAAGTTGTTTCCGATGATTCGGAACAGCCCGAGCCTGTCGGAGTGCTTGGGCGGGAAGAAGGCGGAGAGCAACCAATCGCTGATCGAGCGCCCCGACGGTCAAGGCATGCTTCGCATTGCGACCGCGGGTTCGGTCAACGACCTGTCGATGTACACCGCTTTCGTCCAGATTCAGGACGACTTGTCGAAGTGGGAAGACTTTCCGGGAACCGGTGACCCCGAGGTTCTAGCCGACGGTCGGTCGAACGGCGTCCGCACCGCGAAAATAATCAAGATCGGAAATCCGCTGATTGATCCCGGGTGCCGGATCACGCGGGCGTTCAAGAATGGCTCGCGAGAATATTGGAACGTTCCGTGTCCCCACTGTGATTTTCTCCACCCGTTCCAGCGTGAAAACTTCCAGATCAACGAGGAACACCCCGAACGCTCGGTGTTCGTCTGCCCAAAGTGTGGGAAGACGATCTTGCAGCGGCATCGCCGCGACATGAACCACAACGGTGACTGGTTCGCGGAGAACCCCGAGGCTAAGGCATTTGCCCGATCCTTCCACCTGTGGGCGGCGATGTCGCCGCTTGCGGATTGGGGGTTGCTCGCGCGTCGCGACATTGGGTCGCGCGGCGATCCGAAGCTCGAACAGGTGGTGACCAACGAAGTCTACGGATTGCCCTTCCGCGTCGACGGCGAAGCGCCGGCGTGGGAAAAGCTGCAAACCCGAGCCGATAAGTCCGGACAAAAACGCGGCATCATCCCGCACCGTCACCCGATCCTAACGATCGGCTTCGACGTCCAGGTCGACCGCGTCGAAGGCCATATCCAGGCATTCGGCCCGAACAACCAGATCGCCACGGTCGACTACGTGATCGTCTCGGGGCACATTTCCGAGGAAGAGACGTGCAAGCGCATGGATGAACAAATCCGGCGGAAATACCGGAACGCGGCGGGCAACGAAGTCGGCTTCGACATGGTCGCGATCGACGGCAACGCCTGGACCGACGACGTGATGGCGTGGGCCAAGCGGCACGCGAAAGTGATCGTCATCCGCGGTGCGAAGTCGGACAACGCCCCGCCTCTCGAACTCGTTAAGTATGAACGCGACCGCAAAGGTGAGCGTAAACGCCGACAGAGGAAATGGTTTAACGTCGGCGTCTCGCAACTCCGCCGCGCGCGCTACATCAACCTCCGGAAGGACGACCCGTTGAAGCGCGGGTACGTCGCAATCCCGGCGGGGATGGGGGAAGTCTTCTTCCAGCAATACACCTCGCTCCGCCGGGTAGCGCGGAAGGCCAACGCGCAAGGGTTCACCCCCTACGTGTGGGAGCTTCCGGCAGGCCAGCGCAAGGAAGTCCTCGACACCGCGATCTATGGCGAAGCCGCCGCGATCCGGGTCGGGGTGCGCGATTACCCGCCCGAGCGTTGGGAAGCTCTGATCGCCGAGCGGGAAACCCCGCTCGACGCTCCACAACTCGACATGGACGCGCTGTTGGCGCGTCCTGTCCCGGTTGCTCCGTCCTCATCACCGGAGCAACCGAAGCCCGCGCCTGTTCCGCCCGCCGCCCCGAAGCGGCGCACCTGGGCGGACATCGTGGCGCGGTGAAAGCCGCCGGAGGGCTCACCCTCCGCCGCCGCGCCACCGGAGGGGCGCGCAGAAAAATACCTCCGGGCAATTTTCGCGGAGTAGCGCAGCGGCAGCGCGCCGGGTTCATACCCCGGAGGTCGCGGGTTCAAGTCCCGCTGCCGCAACCATTGACCGGAGCGACCATGGCGGCGGCAACCAAAGATATCGTGATCGACGCGTTCGCCGGGTTTGCGCTCGACGTCCAGTGCCGCGACGCGGCAGGGGGCGCGCTCGATCTCACCGGATACGAAGCCTTCGCCGCGCTCAGTTCGGGGCCGCGCGCCGCCCTGCCGCTTGCCGATTTCGCGGTCACCGTGGATGGTCCCGCCGGTCTGATCTCGGTCCGCATGTCCGCCGCCGCGACCGGGGCCTTGCAGGAGGTCGGGAAAGCCCGGTGGGATCTGGTGCTTCAACCTCCGGCGGCGGAGCGGCTTCGCCTGCTCGAGGGCGAAGTCTGGATCAAGCCCGGCGCAACGAGGATTCCGGCATGAGCGTCGAAACCGTCACCGTCATCGTCGACCCGTCGGTCGCCTCCGTCGTCGTCGGCATGACCGTCGGCAGCCTCGGCATCGTCGACCCCGACGCCCCGGTGATCCGGGGCCGCGACGGACGCACGCCGGACATCGCTTGGGTCGGCGACCGCCTCTCGGTCGACGGCGTTCTTGGTCCGCACCTCTCGGGCAGCGGCGGCGATGGCGGGTCGTCGAACCTGATCATCGGCACAGCCGAACCCGTCGATCTCGCCGAAGCGGCGGTCTGGGTGCAAACCAACGAGGCCGGGCAAGTGGTGGGCATTCACCTTTGCCTGCCCGACGGGAGTTGATGCGCGATGCCGACGGTTAACCTTCTTGCGGGCCTTTCGACCGAGGAACAGCAAATCGCGATCCTCGCCGGAATCGGCGGCGTCTCCGCCCGGCTCGAAGCCCTGAACGCCGCCATCGGCGGAACCCTTGGGGTCGACGGCTCGGTCGCGGTCAGCAACCTCCCGGCCAACCCGGCGAGCGATCTCACCCTTGCGGCGATCCTCGCAAAGCTCCCC